CTCCCCCAGAAGACGCTATCAATTTACACATGGACCCATTATTCGGACAAATTTACCCATACGGCCCAACAAATCAAAATTTTTCCGCTTATGGAAACCCTCTATATTATCCATTTTATGCTGCTAAAACGGGAAACCTGTCTGAAATGAGTATCCAGGTAACAACTGCAGACTCAACAGGTTGTGACATGATTTTTGGAATCTATGAATCGACGGACGGGCTGCCTTCCAACCTATTAGGCACGGCTACTTTTGACGGTTCGGCAACGGGTGTCATAACCCAAACATCATTTTCTGCAACAATTGCTCTAACCGCTGGAAGTTTGTTTTACTACGGAGTAGTTAGAAACAGTGGTTCTAGTGATGGAAAATTAAGAGGCGCAAACGACAGTTACAATCGAAACATGCAAATTGGACAATCCATTTCTTCAGTAGGAAATACCTGTTACAAATCAGCCTCAGCAACTTCTCTCCCTTCAACCGTTACAATTACAGAAATGAGTTCAATTCCGAGACCATATTGTTCATTGGTGGTGGCTTGATGGATAGAAATTATACAATTTTCAAGGGTTCTGAAATAATTGATTCTGGACAATATGAAGTGACGTGGGAGCAAGTTAGAAAACAAAGAAATCACGAATTAAAATCAACCGATTGGTGGGCTGTAAAAGACTTAACAATGAGTCAAGCAAAAAAGGACTATCGACAATTTCTGCGAGACCTACCACAAAATTACGACTCAGCAAATGACGCTGCTGACGCATGGAACGCTTATGAGGTGCCTGAATGACTCTAGGTGAGAAAGCAAAAGAAATGCTAATGGAAAACGGAGCGGCATTCTTTTTGGGTTGGATTTTAGGAGCGGGTTTAGGGCCGACGCTTTGGGAATCAATCGTTGGGGTGCTTTGATGCCTAAGCCAAAACCGGACGAGGTAATCCGTCACGAATTAGTGCTGGGACGCTCTGAACGAGATTTGTTAGAAACTGCAACAACCGCATTTACAGTAAATAGAGTCCTTGCGCCTTTTGCTACTTTACTATCTTCAACAGCAGGTGTCTTGTTAGTCGCGGGCCTTGTTTTAGCATACCTTGAAAGATTCCTACCTGAAGATTGGACGGAGATGACTGAAACTCAAGTTTTTGATTGGTTTGAAACTGAAAATTTGGTAGTTGGTGGCGTCTTCGCAGGTCTCGGCGGGTTGTTTGGTTCAATTTTTGGTTTTGGGGGTGCTGCTGCCGGTGCAGCCGCTGGCGGTGTATATGGCGGAATTGCTCAAGAGTTAGCAGAAGAAGGACAGGAAGCCGGAGTGCCTAAAGTCTTGTCTTACAGTCAATTTTCTCAAATCTATGTTCTTGCTCGCAGATTAAACAACCTAATTAAAGAACAAGAAAATGCCTCTTGATTGGGGGGTAAAGAGGTCATTTTTTGAATTTATTGCGCATTTTGTATATAAAAGATTTAGGAATTTTCTCTAATTCTACAATTTTAATTTGTGACTCTCTATATCGCTCTATCAATTTTTGATGTGCTTTCGCTTGTTCACCGGCTGGACTGTCATACCAAATAATCGCTTTAGAAACAAATTGGGACTTTCTACCACGCTTTATCTTAGAGACTATGTCGCTTGCTTTAGGCCAAAGCGTAAACGAATGCAAATTATTTCTCGGCATCTTTTTTCCACCTCCTCTTTCGGTATTGTCTAACTTTGTGTTCTAATGTAATCATGGGGTCATCTCCTTACAATCATTACAAACCCACACCTCAGGATAACGGGAACGAGGATTACTTCGATAATACCACCATAAGGGAGATGTTGAACTATGACAATTGCACCAATCGCAAAGTAATTCCGCCCCTCTATAATGCTCTCTAAACCAAAGAGTCCATCTGCTCATAATCTACCCACCAACCTATGCGTTCCACCAGCCCCGCAAGTCATTCTTTGATACTGCTCAACTTCTTCAAACGTCTTTGCGTTGCATTCTAACCCGCATTTACGACATAGTAATTTCATTTTGTATATCCCCCTTTACAAATACAAGATACATTTTCTTTTTCATTGACCGCTCATCATCATATCATATTCGTTAAACTCATCCATAATCTCAGGGTAATGTCTCAAAACCCAATTTAAGAAATGATATAATTGCAAACTATTGCCTTCATCATCATACTTGCATTCATTGTATATTCTAATCATATAATCGCCTATTGGTTCTTCATGTTCTGTCGTCATGTAATACAACGCACAAGGTGCCCCTATTTAACTATATATTACACTCGCGCTGAAAAGCGCGAACACCGCAAGCAAATCTTTGATTTGCGTTGCTCTCGCAATAGAGCATACGCTGGTTGTACTTCCGACCACCCACAAGAATAAGAAGATTATGCGGTGGAAAGCCGGGAGGACGACGATTAAGAACCGATGCGGGCCGGGTGAGGGTATGATGGAGACCCTAGTAATCGCGGGCGCGTGTGTATTTGCTGTTTTTTTGGGTTTTTGGCTTCATTTGCGTTGGTCGTTACAGTTTATCGCTGAACAATTCCAAATTCTTGATTCAAAAATTGCTGAAGCGTTAACAAAAACGATAGAAAACCTACCAATTGGCGACATTGAGCCGGTAAATCCTATACAAATGATGATTATGCAATTAATTCAAGATAATATGGCTAAAAATCCAGCCAAAATTATTCCAAAAGACGAAAAAGGGTTATTTACCGCCGATGACCCCAAATGACGCATGGCGCGACGTAAAACTAAGACAAGAAGGCGGCAAAGCCGGATGTTTAGCATATTGAATGCGGTCGAAGCGTACACCTACGCAACTATTCTTTCGACCGGAGTAATGGGTACTTCACCTTATGGCTTTTTGACCGGAAAACCAGATATTGCTGTGGTTCCCCAGGGAAGTTACGGTGCATCGTTAGAAGGCGGCCTGTCTATGATTGGCGGGTCTTACTACAAAGGCGCAGAATCAATTTCTCTAAGTGAGATTGTTCAATCACCGGACATAGCACTCGCCGCTATGGCTCAAAACTTTGAACAAAATTATCAAGCAATGGCTATACAGTCGTTACTCACATCCGTATCTTTCAAATTTGGTAAGCGGCTTCTTCGCAGACCAATTTCCAACGTAAATCGCAACATTATGAAGCCGTTAGGAATAGGAGTCAAACTTTGAGGTGGTTATGAATGGCGACAAATACAGTTAACGGCGTGTTAGTTTGCTCAGATGGTACTAACATTCCACTAAAAGCAGAATTAGCCGAAGGGACCGAAAGCGACCTTACCACAGATACAACCTATACAGTCAGCGCACAGAACATCGGAGACTACGCACAAGGCAAGACCGTTACTTCTGGACTTGTAACTTGCGACAATGGCGTATCGTACGCATACATTCTCCGACAAGGTCTAGTGGCTGCAATTATTCCTGTCGGTTTGAAGGGAAGCGCATTTCAAGCCTCCCCGCTTTGCGCCCCCTTCAGACTACAAGCGGGAGACAAACTTAGAGTAATGAACAACACAGCCGCCGACCGTGAAGCGGCATTATGTGTTTACACTCGTTCTGGTACATCCAGAATCTTTGTAGTTACTCCAACAGGTGCAGCAACCAACGAATTGGTTGATTTGCAGACTTCGAATAGTATAGGGGACACTTTGCAGAATGAAACAATAGTCAAAGCATTTTGCACAAGCGTTGATACGTCAAAAATTGAAACTCCAGGTGCAGTCGTTGTTGATTCTCTAGGAAACGTGGTTGGTGCTGTACCAATGGTAAGCCCCGGCCCAATGCAACCATTATTCAACACATACAGTATTCCTGTAAATCTAAATTTCAAGGCACAATTCTTAACCAACGCATGAAGGTGAAAAAATGCCGAAGATGACTAAAGCCGCAGGGCGCAGAAGATTAAAGGAAATAATGAGCAAGGCAAAACGTCTGTTTATGGTTGGATATATTTCAACAAAAGACCTTGAAGCGTTTGAACGCATTTGCAAAATGAGAGAAAAACAATTGAAGTGATGTTATGCCTCTCCCCGACGCGGCGACTAGAGAAGCGCGAGTGTATGCATTATTGAAAGGCCAAACTCTTGAACAATTAACGGGTCAATTAGCAGCCGGAGAGTTTTTGCCTGAAGTTGGTAATCCTATTAGCGTTGAACAATTGAACGAAGACGAACTTAGAAGGTTAGTTTTGGTAAAATTAGCAGTTGAAAGTGTTAGAGCAGATTGGACGGGGTTGTTAACATGAGTCCTTTACCAGATGCAAAACCCGATAAGCGCATTTACCAATTATTGAAAACTACCGATTTGCAAAATTTAACATTTTCAGATTTTCAAAAAGTAGCCGAAACCATCTATGCGGAGCAGGGCGCAGAAGATGAGTTAAGGCGAATTGTGTTAATTAATCTTGCAAGGCTATCGGTAGTTGGTGAGTGGTCTGGATTAACATCAGCAGGGGGCGGCGGTGGTCTAACAACGCCTGGCCCTGTTGCTTCTACGTCTCCCCCAGAAGACGCTATCAATTTACACATGGACCCATTATTCGGACAAATTTACCCATACGGCCCAACAAATCAAAATTTTTCCGCTTATGGAAACCCTCTATATTATCCATTTTATGCTGCTAAAACGGGAAACCTGTCTG